AATAGTGATTAATAATAATAATTAAAATGCTGTATAGACTGACAGCATATTCAGTCGTAAATATATGAAAATAAAAAAGGTGCGAATAAAATCGCACCTTTCTTTTAAATTATGGGACATTGCCCATTGTTACATAATATTTCTGTTATTACCTCATTTACCCTACTATATTTGTTGGGTTTAAAAACATTAGGATCTAATCCTTCTTGTATAGGAGCAACATATGCTCCTGGGGTTGAGGGAGTTGATACAAAATCCCAACATAATAACTCAAAATCGTCTTGTACTTCTTGTACTCCATTAGATCCAGGTTTTAAACTACCCATACCTCTAGAAGATACACCTACCGTAATTCCATTTTTAAATAACTCCATCAATATGTTGCCTGAGGGGGTTGGGAGTATTTCGATTTTGCCTATTACATCATCACCATCCCACCAAATATCCTTGATGTTATGGGAAACATTTTTAAGATTAATAATAGAAGAATCTGGGTGGTCTAATTCACCCAATGCTCTATTTTCTGCTATAGGACCACTTTTATAGTTATCAACTTCTCTAGCTAAAACCTTCTTGGGGTAAGTTCTATTATTACCATTTTCGGTTCGTGCAGATTGCAATAAACCCTCAACAATCAAATTACCTTGCTCAGTTTTAACTGCTTCAGTAAGTGATTGGGGGGAAATCTTAAAGAGTTGAGTATCTATAAGAGTTTGCATTATTTATTGTTCTTGCTGTATTCAAGTTCCTGCATTGCCTTACTGCAATACTTTTCATATAAAGCAATTTCAGCTTGAACCGCTGCTGTTTTAGCTTCGTCTATAAACTCAGCTAAATTTTCATCTTCATTTATAGTACTAAGAGTTTCTTTTAAAGAATTCATTTTACCTTCATAAGCTTTTACAGCAACTTCATTTGCTGCTCTCTTAGAAAGTTTTTCAACTTCTTTAATAAAATTTTCAGGTTTCATTTTGCCTTCTTTTTTAGGCTCCTTTTCTTCCTTTTTCATTTTAGCTTTTTCAATTTTTTCACCTTTAGCAACTCCGGCTCCGTAAGTGTTTTCTTCACCTTTTTTACCATACCCTTTAGAGTCTTTTGCCCTATCGTAATCGGTATCACCTTCTTTAACTTCTTTTTCTTCAGCTAAAAAAGCTTCAAATTTACTTTCATAATTTGATTTTTTACGATCTGCGAATGGGTTACCAATAGATGGTATTCCAGCTACAGCCTCTTCTAATAATTCTTTTAAATCTTCTGATTTGCTCATTTTATTTTCTTTTAAGTCTCCGTAGCCGGAGGATTTGTGTTTTCCAGTGGGTTCACCTTGTTGTTTTAATTCTTCGTAACCTAATCCATCTACTTTAAAAGCAGCATTTTTAGTATAAAAAATGGGATCTTTTTCTAAGTTTTTAGCAACTATTTCTTTTGCTTCATCCATAGTTAATTTAGTATCTTTTTCCATTTCAACTCTTAAACCATTAAGGTATTGATCGAAAATTTGATTGTTTAAATTTTTAGGATCTTTATAATCATACCCTGCAGTTTCTGCCTGGTTAATTTCTTTAGTAGTCTTTTTTTCTGTTGCTTTTACTTCTTCATTGACATACTTATCAAATGTAGTAAAAGGATTTAAACCCGTTGAGGGCATTAAAGGAAAAATATTTTCGCTAATTACACTACGTTGCTTTAATAGTTTAGTAGTTTGATTGTAGGTAGCAGCATTAGGAACAATATTAGGAAACAAACGTTTTGCTTCTTTCATAAATATACCTTTATGTCCCTTTCCTTCTTTAAGTAAATTATATTGTTCTTGAAGTGTCTTCATATTGATAAATATTAGTCTTTATACAAATCTACATAATCAAATGCCTTAGATTTTTTTCTAAGTTCTTTTTGATTAACAGGTTTATAACCCATTGATGTATATTGTGAAATGTTAGCAGGAGAACCTTTTTTTCGATATGCATATTTTGTTAAGTAGCCACCTGCTGCTCCTGATGTGCTAATTTCTTTAACTGTGGATTTGACCATAGAATATTGTTCTGGGTAGTTATTCCTAAAAAATGTTCTAAAGTCATTAAATGTTTTGGCTACCTGTTTTGCTTGAGCCTTATATGTAGCATCTCCCCTTAAATCTTTTTTAGTACTTAAGTCTTTAGCAATATTTTTAGCATCACCCAAAGTGTTAAATAATTCAATGAAACTAGGAAGTTTAATAATTTTATGACCAATTCCTCCTCCTTCACCCCTTTCTTCAGGTTTATCGGCTTTAAAATAAGTAGATAAATCGCCGGAAAAAAAATCATCCTTACTAGTGGGACCATATCTATCCTCAATTTTTTTAAGAAAATTAGGATTTAAATCTTTAGCTTTAATAGTTTCAGCCATTACTTTACTAAGATTAATTCTTCTGTTAATTGATAATATTGAAGTAGGTTGATTAAATCATCATTATTAATACGAGAAGATTTATCTATTTCTTTAAGTATTTTTACTACTTCTAATAACTTAATTTTGGTAACATCATCCTTTATCTTTTCAGCATGAGATTTAAGTGATGTTTTAATTTGATTTATTTTAAGATTATAAATTTCTTTTAAACGTGGGGTGTTATCAATAGAATTCATAAATTCTTTAAGTACTTCTTTTTGCCCAGTATTCAAATTAGCATATTTACCATTAAATTTTTCAAGCATTACTTTATAAGTAAGTACTCTTAAATCTTTATCATATTTAGCAAATTCTTCAATTAAATCTTGTTTAACTTTTTTTTCACTAATAGGTAATTCAGTTAAACATTCTAGTATTGTAACCTTATTATTTATTATTTGCTCAGTCTCTGATAGCTTGTCAGAATTGAATATTTCTATTAATTTATAGAAAGCTGCGTATCCTTTATAATTAGGGACTTGGTGTCTAAAAAATTCAGTTACATTATAATGCTTTTTAATTTCATTAATAAGATTATATTTTTCCCTTCTTAAAGCACTTCTATTAAGTTTACGGGTAGCATCTAATATTGTATTAAGTGTAATCTCTGCTTTACCTTCAGTTAAATTTTTATTTTTAAATAAAGTTTCATAAAGTTTATATTCTTTTCCTAATTCAGTATTAGCAAATGATTTTTTTAAAATATTTAATGAAGGAGATTCTCCCCCATTTAAGGTATCTGCGGTGATTTGCCTTACTAACAATTCAAATAAAAGACCTGTATTTTTATACTTGGAATGTTTGATGTTCATCTATAGGCTTTTTTATAAATATATAAGGATTTTCACTTCTTTAATTGTTTTTCATCAAGAAGTGATTCGTCTTGCTCAAATACTAATTGTTTGCGATTAACTGGGATTTTTTTAAGCATTTCTTTATTCTGAAGGTATGCTGTCTTAGCTTCTAATGCTAAAGGAGATCCACCTTTATATGTGGGCTTTATAGAATCAGATTCATTTTCTTTACCTTTCATGGCATTTACTCCTAATCTATCTTTGCCAAAGTTTCCATCTTGAGTATTAATATTAGAAACTTTTTCTTCAGGACGTCCCTTTTCTTTTTCATCATATCCTACGGGTACATTATCAGGTTCATCATAATATCTACCTTTGCCATAAAGTGAAGCTAAATCATGTGGTGTACCATATGATTCTCCAGTTTCAACAGGATCATTTCCTTCAGCTTCTATTTGGGCATTGCGGAAAGCACGTTTAGAATCTTCTCTAACTAAATCTCTAAATTCATGATATTCATCTTCACTAAAGTGGAATAGATGATCATATATAAAATCTGAGGGGAATAATTTAGTTTCTTGCATTTGAGCAGCAAGATCTAATTTTTCCTTCATTAATGCTACCCTTTCTTGCTCATAAATTATTGAAGGAGTAGTTAAATTGAGTTCAAAATTAACTAAATCATCACCATCATATCCTTGAGTATAAAGATGGACAACTGCTATTTTATACAATTCAGAAAGAATAATTCTTTGAATACGTTCAATAGTACGAGCAAATCTGATATCCTCAGCGGCTAAAGTAGCTTTACCGTCTGTGTTTTCATCATATCCTAAAAATGCTTTTGGTATTTTAAGAGCAGCAAATAATTTATTCCTTAAATATTCTACGTCTTGAATACCATCATATTGCATTCCAGGTGTAGTATCAATTTTAGTAGAAGATTCACCTCCTCTAACAGGGAGATAAAAATCCTCTAACATATTTTGCATATTATATTTTAAATTGTATTCTCCAGTTTGTTGATCAACATATGGAGTACGTTTCATAGTAGATATTGTTTTTTGCATAAAGTTTTCTACTTCAGCAGGAGGAATATTTCCTATATCTATATAAAAAATTCTTTTTTCAGGAGCACGAACAATTCTATGTACCAACATAGCATCTTCCATTAACATATACTGTTTAAACAGTTTACGGCCGGGTTCTATGTAACTTCTACCATATGGAAGATAATTTACATCTGATAATAATCTAAAATGGGCAATTTCATAATTGTCAAAATATATAGCTCTGCCGCTATTTGTAGTAGATCCGGGTGAGGTAAGTCCTCCAAAATAACCACCATATTCTCCTCCACCACTTAAACCATCTGGGTCGAATTTAAATTTGACTTCTACATCATGATGGTTACTATCACTTATTTTTTCTTCTCTAACGATGTTATAAGCTGTGTAAGGGATTACATTATATACTCCAAATTTTTCGGCAATTTCTAATTTTAGAAAAAAATCACCATATTTACACATTTGGCGAATCCACATCCAAAGGTTAAATTCAATATTTAAAACATCATAAAATAAATTATAAAGAATTTTTTGTAAATTTTCATCGGAAGATTTAATTTGGAGAACCTCCCCCATAGAATTTTTTAGAGTAGATTCGTCTGCTAATATATCAAGAGCAGATGCAATGATAGCATCCGTGTCCATAGCTTCATAATCCGAGTATAATTGGGTTCTAAGTACTTGATAATTTAATGCCGGGTTATACACAGGCATTTGATTTGTAGTATATAGACGGTTAAATCTATCTATCATAGAATTAGTCTCAATTTGGCCTGCTTTTTGTTGCTGGTTAAAATCAAGTACTTTTAATTTACTTCCCCCTACATTACGAATAATTACGTCTGTGGAAAATAATCTTTTTAATCTTGTAAATACAGTTGTATCAGCCATTGTATATTAATATATGAATAAATATTATAAAAGCCAACTAAAATCTTCAGTTCCTCCCTTTCCATTATCCATACTATAAGGGTTGTCATTCCCTGTAGCAAAATAGGCTCCTTTGTAAGAAGATTGGGTTTTTTGTATTGAACCTAAAGCAGCTTTAGTAATATCTACTCCGTGTTGTCTAAATTTTAATGCAGTATCTCGCACATATAAGCCGATACCAAAACTCATAACTAAATCATCATTATAACCTCCTTGTGCTTCTGCCCTACCATACTTCCAAATAAAGGTTTTCATTTCTTCTAACAAACGTTTTGATCTTATTGTAACTCCTTTATCACCAATATATTCTTGAAATTTACCTATAACCATAGGGCGAGTTCTTGAAGACATAGTAAAACCTGCAGTCATATTAGAACTCCTACTATAGGATTTTAAATAAGAACTTACATCAGGAGCATCAGATTTAGGAGAATAATATAAATTTTCATAACTTTTATCTATTATGGTTTGAATAGTACTCCATCCTATATTAGCATTTTCTACTACTAACAAAGCATTATTATACTCAGTAGCTATTGCTGTTAATATATTACCAAAATCTTTAGTACCTACTTGGCCTTTATATTCACCTACTTGAACATTTGACTCAATGTCAAAAATATGAAAAGCTGAATAGTCTTTTCCATCTCCTCGGGCCACGTCTGCTGTAATCATGTAAGATCTACTATAATCAGCAGGTTCCCAAATCCAAAGATTTTGGTCAACTCCTCTTCTTTCAAGAGGTTCTTTAATTGTAGTTTTTTCCATAAATTCTACATATTCAGGATAAAATACTACATCTCCAGATGTACTAAAGTCACAGTCACATTCTTGTGCTGCCATTCTAGGGTCACCTAATAATTCATCTTGCCTATCCCTCCAATCTTGGTTTCTTTCAGGATGGACATACCAAGGTAATTTAATAGGTAAAAAATCATTTTCTTTAGCTTCAGCCCTTGACCAAGTTTGGTGAAACCAATTACCCGTACCATAAGGAGTAGATAATGCTATACACCCACCACCCGTAGCAAGGGTTTGTTGTGCTGATGCCCATATTTCACCAATATTTTCAATAAAGGCGGCCTCATCAATTAATAGAAGAGAAACTGCTTCCGATCTACCTGCATCACTAGATGCTGATGTTGCTTTAATTTGGGAACCGTTTGCTAATCTTAAAGTTAATTTATTATTTTCTTCAAAATCTACTTTAAGCCATGAAGGTAAATTCTCATACATAAATTTAACCTTTGTAACCATATTTTTAGCAGTTTCTTGCTTGGTTGCTATACAAAGGATATTTTTATCTTTATGAAAAGTCATTAACCATAAAGAATAGCCAGCAGACAATGTAGAAATTCCTAACTGTCTAGATTTTAGAATAATGGAATATGGATTGTCTTGGACTAACTTTAAAACTTTTTCTTGGAAAGGGTATAAATGAAAATTAATTCTACCTCTTTGGGGGTGCTGGATCATGCAATATTTTTTCATGAAATGGATTGGATCCTTAGCACACTTTATATACTCTTGTCTTATTATTTGTTTTAAATCACTCATTGAGGTAATGTGTATTCTATAGTTCTAATAAGAATTAAAGTTCCTACAAATCCTCCAGTAACTCCTACCCAAGGTTTATTATACCATTTATCTACTTGGTCTAAGCGGTCAATATATAAATTAATTTGTTTGTTTAATAATTCTATTTCTTGATTTTTATAATCAATAATTAAGCTATCTTGATTAGATAATCTATCATATAAAATAATTTCAGCTTCAAGATTTGAAATCAAAACCGTTTTAATAGAATCCTGAAGACGTAGAGTATCTAAAGACAAGAAAAACTCTTCGAGTTCCTCAGTGGGAATTCGAAGAGTATCTTGTGAATAACAAATGCTAGATATTCCTAATAATAAAATTACTAGTAAATATTTCATGCTTTTTTTCTATACTTTTTTTCAAAGCTGTCAACAGTTTTTTTAACACTATCAGTATTTTTAACTTGTTTTTTAGTATTAGATGTTTTGTTCTTAGCTTTTGAAACTTGAATTTGAGTTTCCTTTTTATCCTTTTCTATCTTACGAGTTTCAACTTGAACTGTTTTAATTTGATTTTTATTAGTTTTAATTTTATTATCAAATTCTTTTTTATCCTTTTTTTTAGAAACTGTACTTAAAGCAAATATACCTGCTATAAAAGTAAGCGCACCTAAAATATATTTCCACAATTTCATACTAATAAATATTAAAGTTCAACATTTTTTAATATTTGTCCAATACGTTCTTCAGTAGAACCCGATAAAGTATAAAGATTTTTAATTTTATGTCTATACTGAGTGGTTAGGAGACTAATTATGTCATTAATAGTTTCTCTATATTTAACATCTGTTTCTCTCACACCATTATCCTCAATCTCAACACCTTCAGGAGATACATAAAAAATATAATCATATTCATTTAACATAGTTGAAGCAAAATTACAAAACTCTTGTGCATCCAAATAATTCATAGATTTAGAAGCTTTAGCAAAAGCCATAACATCAACAATAGTACGATCTGTAATGATATTTTCTTGCATTAGTTCACTAGCTCTTTCAGCTAAGAATACTGCCTGACCCTTAGTAGTTGAATCTGTATTTAATGGAATACCTAATCCCATTAAGTATTTAGAACGTTCTGTTCTAAACTTATAATCTTTAAATTCAGGTAGTTTAGACAACGCCTTTACAAGTGTTGTTTTGCCCACTGACATTGTTCCGCAAAGTCCTATTTTCATTATCCTCCTTGTCTAGCTGATTCGCGCATTGCAGGATTTTTGTACCAAGGTAATCCTGTTCGATCTCGTTTTTTTTCTTTCCATTCCTCTTCAGTGTGAAATATGCCATAAAGATAATATTCTCTTAGGCGTCTCACACCCTGAGGTATAAGAGCTGGTCCATCCCAATTATGGAGTTTTCCATCCCATGTGTGGAGAATAGTACCTTCAGGGGTCTTAATTCGTCTTGGTTTAGGCCATTTGTTGTCTTTAGTCATTATCCTTATTTATAAATTTCATAAAACTATTATCTTTATCGTTACTTAAACCCCCTACTGTATGGATCTTATCATCTTCTTCAGACCAAGGTCCGGGTTTGTCGGCATGTTCTAAAAAGTTATTCCATTCTTTTTGATTTTCTAATATTTGTTCTGCTACTAAAGTACCTTGAGCTCCTGATACAGTAATACCTCTTGCACTTAACGCATCCCCTACAAAATGTACATTAGGGTATGTAGTTAAACTTAAATCTTGATAATTTACAAGGGGTTCAGGTGAGAGGTATTTGACTTCAGGGATATATATACCCCAATCATCCCCAAGTGTAGGGAATACTTTTTTCATATCCTCTATAAAATCATCAATATATTTAAAATATCCGTGAAAATGTTTGCGAACTTCATCTAACTGTTTATCATTAATATAATGAGCTTTTACCCAATCACCTTCAGATGTTTTAGTCTTTAAACGATTAATCAATCCTGGTTCTTTCCAAGGTGAGTAATATAATCCTGCTTTATATTTTGCTTGAAAACGACCTTGTGCTCTTTTACCATTTATCCCTTCACTAGGTACAATATCTGTTTTGTTTACTTTAGAAACTAATTCACGAGACCAATCAAATGGTTTATCAATACCTTTAACTTCCATTAAGATACCAAAATTAGTCATATCGTTTCTATGTTCTTCCCCTTTTTTAGCATGACCATTGTAGCTATAATCACCATATGTCTCTTCAAGTGCTACATAAGCTGCATTATTATTTGTACAGAATGAACGAAGTGATACACCTTCATCTTCAAATTTACGATATAATTTAA